CTCATTGGGACTATTTGGTCCCTGAAGAGCTCGGTGATGAAAGTGTTAAGAAGAAATTTCATGTTGACGCGAAGGAGTGTGAGAAATTCCATGGGGAGCTCGTACAGGCTTGTAGGGCCTTGGGCCCCAGGGATTGTCCTCGTAAGCGTAGTTTGGAATGGCGTCTTGAGTTGACCCTTTGGTGGGCACTCATGATGGGCATTACCCTCCCAGGTGTGAGCGGAGCTGAGTTCACGCCTGAGCAGTACTCCGGTGCAGTAAATAGTTTGATATGGACTGTTACTTGCTGTATCGTACTGTGGAAGTTTAGTAGTGCTTGTTGTGCTGTATTGCACGCGATCGGTGGAGCCATTATGGTGGTAGCTGGTGCGGTGACCAATATAAGCCAAGCTGTCTGTGGATTACTAAACACCGTTAATGGGGTTATTCCTGGCCTCACTAACGAAGCTGCGAGTGCTATGAGATGGATTAAATATGCGCAATGTGTTAATGCTGGCGCATCTGTTCTCACCTCGCTGATCGGAATTATTCGTATTCCCTTCACTTGGGGCCAAGCCGTAAGGATGGCCCATGAAGGGTTTGATAGGAAGAAACCGCAAAGTTGGAACCGATATGGAGTTGTGGCATCTTGTGTGCTTGCGACTCTTATGTTTGTGTTTGCCCCTTTGTTTGGTACTGCGAAATCATATAAGTGCTTTGAGCCTTTGATGCGTATGCTGGAAAAATTGCCATATGTTACTTTCTTTATAGATTGGTGGCAGAAGTATTGGGCAGGTGAAACGGATTTGGATTCATTTCCAAAGACCGTGAGGGACCTGAATGGTGATGAAGTGCCAATTTTGCCAAAAGGAGTATTTGATTATGGGTACTCTAATGGTGAGAAAAGGGAGCATGACTTCGGCTTATGCGAAAGTGATTGTGAGGAAGGTCATTGTATGGCCCCCAACACTTGTTCGTGTAAATGCCATGTTGAAGAGGAGAGACTCTCACATGATGAAGCTGTGGAAGATGGTGAGCCTTTTGAAGCTCCCACTGGTCTTGGTTTTGGAGATGCTAAGCCTCGTTCAGAGGATGATGAGCATTTGATTCGAAAGACTAAGGCTGCGAAGATTAATCGTGAAAATGCGCAGAAGAGCGCGACAGAGGATGAAGAATCCCGTCGTGAGCGATTGCGTAATTCTGGTGATAATCTCCACATGGCTTATATGTCGAAGAGAAAGCCCAATTTACAGCCTTTTGTTGCTGCAACCAAGGATGTGTTGCCTCCTGGATTAGCTGATGTGTCAGAGATTCAGGTTGAAGAGGAGGGTGAGAAAATGGAGAACGAAGGTTTTCCGTTTGATTGGGATGGTGTTCCGCTACGTGGAGTTTGGAATCTCTACGGTGCGTATGATCGTACGAAGGCCGAGTTGTTGAAGTTAGCAACCCGGGATTGGTTTGCTACTGTTCAAGCACATGTTGATGCCCATTGGGAGAAATACCTGTGTGGAGCATCCTTTTTGCTTGGTTTTGTTGGTACTATATGGTGGAACCAACGTAAGCAGGAAGAAGACCCGAAAGTGTGGACTGATGAGGCACGTGGTGGTAAGAGTCGAGGCTCTCCCCGTGTCCGTTTCTTTGCCCCAAAATCTCGTGTTAGGAGTGGAGGCAAACAGCATTGGGATCACGTTGAGTCGTCTGGAGCTGAATTTGAAGAGCCCGATGATGTTGATGCTGCTGATGTTCGTGCCCACGCTGCTCATATTGCAGATATGAGGCGTGGTGAAGAGGAGCATGCTAGGCAGGAACAACGTGACAGGATGATTGCTAAAGAGCGGGAGTATCGTGCTCGCCATGGTCATTCTGCCGATCGTCATCTCAGTGGTGAGAAGGGCGAAGGTTTCCGTATTGCTGAGAAATTGGATGAGTTGAAACTCAAACATTTTCCAGTTTACACCGACCCTGCGAAGGTACGCGTTCGTTCTAACGCGATTCGTAGGGCCAAGACCAAACCCAAAGTGGTTAACCGAAGGGAGGTTGATCAGTTCCACAAGGATGCAAAAGTTGCACTTGCGGATGAAACCCTTCTTGGTAAGTCGAAGTTGAAGTACACTGATTTTGCAGGTAAAGTTATGAAGATGACTTATGCTGGACAGTGTTCCTCGACTGCCACTGTGGTAGGTGATAAGGTTGTGGTGCCTCTCCATTCATATGTTGAGGGAGCCACTCCCGGGGTGACTAATTCTGCGACAACTGTTGAGTTGCGTGGGGAAATTTACCCTGTGGCGGAAGATCTTGGGGTTTACCTCCATCGAGGAACCATCAAGAGAGCGGCTGCCTGGCGCATGCGTCCACCTAAGTGTGAGATTGTCATGCAGCTAGGTTTCACTGATCCTGAGCAGATTGAGCCTGCTATGGGTTTTGGATTTTGTTCGGCCGGTGGCCTCTACAATGCACCAACTGAGTTTGGAGACTGTGGAGGCCCTGTGATTGCATGTGCGGATGGCTGCCTTGTAGGATTCCATATTGCTGGATCCTCGGAGGTCAACCGTTTCATACCTATGACTGCTGAATTAGCGGACCGCTTGAAGTCTACTGAGACCTCTCTTGCGGCGCTGGATTTTCTCTAGAGCCCCCGCTCCCGTCCACTCTTGTGGAGGAGGGGCGGGAGTTTTGGGGGCGTTATCCACCAGCCTTTTGTCAAGGCTTTGTGGACTATGCAGTCCTGGGACCTTTGCATAAGCGGATGCTTAAGCAGATGTATTTCCCCGTAGTTGGTTCTGTGCCTAGAGGTTTTGTGGCCAAGAATCGACGACACTTGGATATGAGTGTTGCTCAGTTTGAAAACGACTCCGAAAAGAAGGTTGATAGGAGTTCGTGGGGATTGCCAGTGCCTAATAAGCCTGCTGCTTATATTTCGTTAGCCAAATATGCTAAGGATGTTAAGCCATTGACCGCTGTTCAAGTATGTGCGATGAATATGGCTGTGGAATGGCTCGAACATCAGTTTGGGCCACACATGTGTAGTTCCAGGGTGAAGGATTTGTCTGAAGTTGTGGCTGGGATCGATAAGTCGACCAGCCCTGGTTTCCCCTGGACACGGACATACGCTACAAAGCGGGACATGATTGATCAAATGGGTGATGCCTTTGATCAATACATGATGGATGATTGGGAGCGGTTACGTGATAATGATTACACGGCCGTGTTTGGAAACTCTTTGAAAGAAGAAGTACGTCCAGCTGACAAGATTGAGGCGAATTCAATTCGTACTTTTACAGCTGGCCCGATTGAGATGACTATTCATGGGAACCGTTTGTTTGAGGACATGAATGAGAAGTTTTATGCTTCCCATCTCAAGACGCCAAGCGTTGTTGGCTTCTCTGTTCTTAAGGGAGGCTGGAATGAACTGTATCGGAAGTTGAAGAAACACCCGAATGGTTTTGCTCTTGATGAGTCCCAGTATGATTCATCGCTCAGAAATTATTTGATGTGGGCGATGGCTGGATTCCGCTGGCGGATGCTTCGTGAGGAGGATCAAACACCTGAAAACTTGGAGAGGATTCGTGTTTACTATAGAAATTTGGTGAACACGTTGATCATTACCTCCGAGGGAGTTTTTGTTATGAAACAGGGTGGAAATCCATCAGGGTCGGTTAATACGATCACTGATAACACGTTAATCTTATACACGCTTTTAGCGTATGCGTGGATAATGGTTAGTCCTGAAGATTTTAATTCCTATGAGATGTTTGAGAGTGAGCTTGCTCTTGCACTTTGTGGGGATGATAACACTTGGACCGTGTCTAACGAAGCAGTACAGTTCTTTAATGCACGTTCTGTCATTAGAGAATGGGCCGTTCTTGGAGTCACAACTACAACTGACTCGCTCGACCCTCGTCCTGTGGAGGATTTAGATTTTCTATCCGCTTTTACTGTTTTTATTGATGGCGTTGCTGTGCCATTGTATAAGCGGGAGAAGTTGCTTACTTCTCTTCTCTATTCTCGCGATCCGGATAATCCGTCATTTACGTTGCTCCGCGCTGCCGCTCTTTTAAGGGTGGGGTATGCGGACCCGCAAATGAGGAGTTATTTACGGGAGCTCATTTCCTGGTTGGTTTATCGTTATGGCCTCGTCCTTGCGGATGATCCTGATTGGAAATCTAGCTTGAGGCAAGTACCAACAGATGTTGAGCTTAGGCGTCTCTTTCTTGGCGTTGATTGTGTGCCCTTGATTAATCAGGGTTTTGTTGGGGTTTGTAAAGATAAGTACCCAATAAAAAGTTGCGCAAGGATGTTCGCGCAACCCCAACGTAGTAGAGCTAACCGCGGTGCTCAGCGAGCCCGTCGAGTTGGAAAGCCGCAATTTGCGGTAGTTCAACAACAACCGTTGCAACGTGTTGTTGTAGGAAAGAGAAAGCGAAATCGTAATCGGAAGCGTAATCGCGGAAGAGGTGTGCCGATTCAAATTCAGCAACCTCGCCGTATGTTTAACGCTGGAAATACTCCTAGGAGGCAGAGAGCAGGAATTGCTAGTATGGGCAATATGTTTCCCACTGGGAGGGCCGGGAGGAGTAGGCGTACTCAGACTGTTACTGAAGATGAGTACATTGCTGAAGTTACTTCCGGTGGAGGTGGTGGTGCGACTTTTACCACTACTTCTTATCCGATTAATCCAGGTCAGGCTGTAACCTTTCCTTGGCTTGCTAAAGAGGCAGCCTTGTTTGAAAAATACAGGTTTTCCAGGTTGGAATTTTATTTCCGTCCTGAAGTGAGTGCGTTTGCAGGTGCTGGTCAGACAGGGAAGGTTATGCTTTCCTGTGATTATGACGCCTCGGATGCTCCACCAACTTCAAAGCAGCAGGTGGAAGATACTCATCCCCATTCTGATGGGATGCCTTACGAGAGTTTTGCTTTGGTTCTTGAACCTCGTGAGTTGAACCCCCTTTCTGACGCTAAGTATGTGCGTCCTGGGGGTTTGCCAGGTGCTACTGACATTAAGACCTATGATTGTGGTAATCTTTTTGTCAGTACTATTGCAATTAATGGAGCTAACACCGTTCTTGGTGAGCTTCGTGTGCGATATACCGTTACTTTGGATGTTCCTGTTTTAGATTCGAACACCAGTGCACCGGCCAATAATTCCGTTGCTTGGTTTATTTCCAACGGCGATGAGACCTTTGCCACCACGGTATTTTCTACCTTGGCTTTGGCGACGACAGAAACTAATGGTGTTGGTGCTGTTAATGCAGCAGGTACTATTACTCTGCCGCCAGGTAATTATCTTATAGGTTGGAATGTCAATGCAGTTGACACAGTCGGTGAGGTTTTTACCCTTAAGGCAGGTCTTTATAATCCCAACTTGGCTGCCTATGTGGGCGGTGCCTTTGTTGGTCCCAGGCAAGAAGGTCCTCTGACTGTTGCAGCAGGTGGATGGCTGGAAGTTTCTGGTAGTACTTTTGTTTCTGTTGGGGTTGCTAATACTCAACAATACCAGTTAGTGGTGACGATGACTGGCGCAGCAGGTGTGCTGAGTGCCAATGGATCGCTGGTAATAACTGCGATCTGATTCGTCATGATGGTAGCCCCAAATTAGGAGGTTGGTTCGACACGGTTGTACCGAGGTGAACACCTAATTTGGAGGACGCAGTGTCACGTGCGTTCCCATGGTTAGTGATAATGGTGTCTGTTTGATGGTCAGGATAAAAATCATCAATTTAAGCTTTAGATTAAAAGTTAGTAGGCTGAGATTGCTAGAAATAGTGTTTCTCGCCTACGGGGTAGCCCAGGTGTAACAACCTGAGATCTGTTCTCGACAGATCCCCTGGTAAGAGTTAGTTTGACTTGTGTGTTCAAAGAATGCACAAACCGATGGTGAACAGCGTCGGGATATAAACATACTGAAGAGTGTAGCTCGCAAATTGTTGCTGATAGAAATATCCGAAATTTCAATGTTGTGAGCGGTCCTAAGTACGGTGACCAGGCCGTGAAACTGTGTGAACCATGGAGTTTCTGAAAGATGTAAGACCCTTGAGTGGGCGTTTGAGTAGGAGGTGACCAGGGTTGACGTGGAGCCGGAATGGATTAC